AATGAAATACTTTCCAGACTTTAGAAGAACAATCAATGAATTACAAAGATATTCAACCTTTGGTAAGATTGATAGCGGCATTCTTGTAAATGCTACTGATATTACTATTGATACACTTATGAGTTCTCTTAAAATGAAAGACTTTAAAAAGATGAGACAATGGGTTGCTGATAATATCGATATTGAACCTGCATCTATGTTTCGTAAGATGTATGATAATATGAACGAGCATGTTGAACCATCAAGTATTCCACAAATGGTTCTTATACTTGCAGACTATCAATACAAAAATAGTTTTGTTGCAGACCATGAACTCAATATGGTTGCATGTTGTACAGAAATTATGGCAGGAGTAAAATTCAAATGACAATAGAAGATGGATACCACATTTGGCCAATACATTATGGCGAATATGAAACAATGCATAGAGTAACTTTTGTAAAAAATGGCAGAGTTGTTTATGAAAGAATCTTTGAATCGTTAAAACAAGCAGAGGATTATATACAGAAAAATGAATCCATTTGAATATCTAAAAGCAATTAACGAGACCAAGAAAGATGTTATGATAGATGATATTGCTGAAAAGGAATACAATCCATTTATCATAAATCGTGGTCTTTCATTCTTTCGTGATACTATACTCTATGCCAATGAAATGAATCGATATCACCACTTAGATCATCGACTTCAATTTGATTTTTTTATAAATATAATTAAGAAGAAAAAGAGATGGTCCAAATGGATCAAACCACAGGAGGTGGCTAATCTCGAACTCATCAAAGAATATTATGGGTATAGCAATGAAAAGGCTAAATCCGCATTATCATTAATGAGCAATGAACAAATTGAAGAATTGAAGAACAGGATTTATAAAGGTGGAAAACGAAAATAAAGAAATCACAAATTGGCAACCAACTGAAATGTTGGAAGTCAGACTCAACGAACCAGACGACTTTTTAAAAATACGAGAGACTTTAACTCGTATCGGTGTCGCATCGCGTAAAGATCAAAAGCTGTATCAGTCATGTCATATACTACATAAACAAGGCAGATACTTTATTGTACATTTTAAAGAACTCTTTCTCTTAGATGGCAAACCAAGCAATCTATTAGAGAATGACATTCAGCGTAGGAACACCATTGCTACGCTACTCGCTGACTGGGGTCTAATTGAAATTGTAGATCCAAGTCGTGCACAGGACATTGCTCCATTGAGACAAATCAAAGTAATTCCATTCAAGGAAAAGTCTCAATGGGAACTCTGTCCAAAATATAATATAGGAAATACTCAAACTAAAGAGTAAACCTGTATAAATAAAAGTGGATCGCCAATGTAATGGGATCCAAATTAACCTTGCTAACTTAATAGGAGGAAAATAAAATGGTAGTAAGAAATAACTTGAACGTACCACGTTCGCTTTTTGTTGGATTTGACACTTTATTTGAGGATCTCGAAAGAATCCATTCAAGTGCTAGATCTAATAGTAATAATTATCCACCACATAACGTAGTAAAGATCGATGACGAAAAGTTTCTCATTGAGCTTGCGGTGGCAGGATTTACAAGAGATAATATTGATATCGAATTAAAAGATGGTATTCTTAAAGTCTCTGGTGAAGTAGAAAAAGATGAGCGTGAATACGCATACAAAGGCATTTCATCTCGCAAATTTGAGAAAAGCTTCCGACTCTCAGAATTTGTCGTAATAGATGGTGCGGATCTTGTGGATGGAATACTTGTGGTTTATGCCAGAGTTGAACTTCCTGAAGAAAAGCGTCCTAGGAAGATCGATATAGGGTCTGCTGGGGCATCAAAGAAAAAATCTTTTTTGAAAGGCTAGTATCAGCGAACACCCAGTAGATAAGTAATAAACTTTTTTACTGGAGATACAATCATGGAACTAATTAGAATGTTCTTAAAATATGATGATGTAAGAGAGACCCTAGGTATGGTATTGATAAGTGTAACAACATTAACCTTGGCACCCTTAACAATTTATCTTTCCTGGATCTCATTTTGATTCATGCGGGGGTAAGAAATTACCCCCACCTTTTTTGAAAAAAATAGTTTACATTTGACTTAAACTATAGTATAATATATTATTATGTTGCAATTTTACACCAATGTTTCTCGTTATGGAAATATGATTCTACTTCGAGGCTATGATCATGGCCGAAGAATCGAAAAGAAAATCAAATACGAACCAATTCTTTTTACGAGCACAAATCTTCCAACAGAGTGGAAAGCACTTGATGGTACTCCTGTAGGTATTGCAAATGCAGGTAAAAGATTTGACTCAATGCGTTCAGCTAATGAATATGTAACAGCTCATAAGCATGTAGCTGGTAAAACAATCTATGGAAATACTAAGTATATTCCGGCATTTATTAATGATTACTATCCTGGAGACATAGAGTTTAATCGTAATCTTATTAATGTAACAACCATTGATATTGAGGTTGCATCGGACGATGGATTTCCAGAGCCAGATAAAGCTGATCATAAAATCATATCAATTGCATTAAAGAACAATATTAATAATACATATTTCATTTGGGGTCTTGGTGATTATGACACTGATGCATCCTATATGAAAGATCATAGTGTCATCTATCGTAAGTTTGATCGTGAAGATGACTTACTTATTAACTTTATTACACATTGGAATAATCATAACCCTGATGTAGTAACAGGTTGGAATGTAAGATTCTTTGATATTCCTTATCTTGTAAATCGTATTCATAGAATGCTCGGTGAAGCTTATGTTAAAAGATTAAGTCCTTGGCAAATGATTGATCGTCAAGATATAACAAAGATGGGTAGAACTCAAACAGCATATGAACTTAAAGGTATTTCACAACTGGATTATTTGGATCTTTTTCAAAAATTTGGATATTCATATGGTCCACAAGAAACATATAAATTGGATCATATTGCAAATGTAGTACTTGGTGAAAAGAAACTAAGTTATGATGAATATTCTAATTTACATACTCTATACAAATACAATCATCAAAAGTTTATTGACTATAATATTAAAGACGTAGAGTTGGTAGATCGCTTGGAGGATAAACTTGGACTCATTACGCTATGTATGACAATGGCGTATAAGGGTGGTGTAAACTATAATGATACCTTTGGTACTACAAACATATGGGATACTATCATTTATAGAAGACTATATAAGAATAAGATTGTGGTTCCATTCATCGAGAATAAAACAAAGTCAGCATATCCCGGTGGATTTGTTAAAGATCCTCATGTTGGTATACATGATAATATTGTATCATTTGACTTAAATTCTCTATATCCTTCAATCATTATGCAATATAATATGTCGCCTGAGACAATTGCCAATGGAGAGATTACTCAGTTTGATATTGAAAATGTACTTACTAAATCTTCAAGACCAGATAATAAGGGTAAAGCTCTTGCAGCTAATGGACAATATTTTAATATTGACAAGACTGGTATTGTTCCATTCATTGTTGATGAAATGTATAAAGAAAGAGTTGAAATCAAAAAGGATATGATTAATGCTCAAAAGAAATTACAAAAGGTAGATAAAAATGATAAACAAGAATTATACAATATTGAAAGAGACATTGCAATCTCTGAAAACAAACAAATGGCAATTAAGATTCTTCTTAACTCTCTTTATGGTGCTATGGGTAATAGGTATTTTCGCTTTTTCGACCAAAGAATCGCAGAAGCAATTACCCTTACAGGACAGCTTACAATTCGATGGGCCGAATATGCGCTCAACTCCTATCTTAATCGTGTGCTCAAAAACACAACCTGGAAAGACTATATCGTCGCAATCGACACCGACTCTTTGTATGTGGGCCTAGACGATCTTGTAAAAAAATTCCAACCCAATAATACAATTGACTTTCTTGATAAGATATGTCAAGATGCTCTTGAACCAGAGCTCGAGAAAGCATATGCTGACTTATTCAATATGCTCGGTGGTGTAGATAATCGTATGGTTATGAAACGTGAAGCAATTGCAGATCGTGGTCTTTGGACAGCAAAGAAAAGATATATTCTAAATGTGCATGATAATGAAGGCGTAAGATACGCTGAGCCAAAGCTGAAGATCATGGGCATTGAAGCAATTAAATCTTCAACTCCTGCGCCATGTCGTGATGCTCTAAAGAAAATCTTTAAAGTCATTATGGAAAAAGATGAAGCTTCAGTTCAAAAAGAAATTCAACAATTTAAAAATTATTTTAAAACACTACCACCTAATGAAATAGCCTTTCCTCGTGGTGTAAGTAAAGTTCGAGAGTACCAAGCAAGAGATACGATATATAAAAAGGGAACGCCAATTCATGCAAGAGGTTCTCTTATGTATAATAAATTAGTTGCTGATATGGCGCTACAAAAGAAATATACAATGATTAATAATGGTGATAAGATTAAGTTTTTATATCTTAGAACACCAAACATGATCCATGAAAATGTAATATCATTTCCAGATTATCTTCCAGAAGAGTTTGGTTTGAATAACTATATTGATCATGAACTACAATTCCAAAAGACTTTCCTTGATCCAATTGATCCAATCCTGGAAGCCGTTGGTTGGACATCAGAAGAAGTTGCTTCATTAGAGGATTTCTTTGGATAAAAAAATGAAAATAATTGTTTACAAAACTATAATAATGTGGTATAATAGATATACTTATGGAGAAAAAAAATGCTATTAGTACGTTTATCCTCAGGTGAGGAAGTAATAGGTGAAGTCACTGAGACTGAAAGCTTTATTACAATCAAAGATGGCTATACTCTTATTCCAGCCGGAGAAGGTAGAATAGGAATGATGCCATTCATGGCTTATACAAAAGCCAAAAATGGAGTTACAATCGATAAAAAGTTTGTAATGTTTATGATTGAACCAGCTGATGATCTACAGGATCAAGTTAGAAGTATGAGTTCAGGTATTGTCACACCAAATAAAAAGATAGTAACATGAGTCAAGACTGGGTAAAAGACATTCATGACATGCAAACAAAGTATAAGACTCGCGAATGGGTTGAGAATGCTGATAAAGAAAAGCTTAAAAGATTCCTTGAGTTTCGTATAGACTTTATACGAGAAGAACTCGATGAAACTGAAACAGCTTTAATTAGTATGGACTCAGAAGAAATTGTTGATGGTCTTATTG